AAGAGATAGTCGGCAATTTGCTGCAGAGCTATGATGATTGTAAATACACTATTCAGAGTACCAGTATTGTTCCTCTTCCTGAGAAGATCTATGGTATTGATGTGTGTGATCAATCTGCCCCTATACATCCGAACTCACCACTCAATTATCTACCAGTTGGTTCTAACGTAACATACGTTGGTACATGCCCTGGTAGAGTCTCTCACACTAAAACTAATATTAAGCCTTCGCTTATATCTAAGCTTTGTGAAAATTTGTGTGACAATAAATGGGCTGGACCCAAATTTAATCACAAGAGACAGTGGCAAGCTTCTTTGCAGTATTCAGCTAATACTTCTAGTGGATACACAACTGATGCTTTGTGTTGGGCAATGGATGATTATAAGGGACAATTGGATAGCATGGTGAACGAAGGAAATGCTGAATGGATTAAGGATATGTTACAACCACTTACTGATATGCAAACGGTTTGTGGTATTGATGGCTGTAAATTCATTGACGCAATGCCTTTGGGCACCTCAAAAGGTTTCCCTGTATCTGGACCGAAGCGGGAATGGACAACTAAGTTAGATCCTGATGAGTTTGAAGACTTTGATTGTCCAATCGAGATACGTGAGGAAGTATGGGAAAGAGCACGTGAATTTGAGCAGGCCCTCCTTCGTGGAGATAGAGCCTGGTTCATCAGTAAGGCATGTGCTAAGGATGAAGCTTTACCTATCACTAAGGATAAAGTTCGTCTTTTTGAAGCTTCTGAATGGGCTGCAGCACTTGTTATGCGCAAGTACTTTTTGCCTTTCCAGAAATTGCAACAAACTTTCCCTTTGAGGAGTGAATGTGCTATTGGAATTAACTGTCATGGTCCTGAGTGGAATGAACTTATTGTTCATCTACTTAAGAATGGACGTGATGGTATTATTGCCGCAGATTTTAGTAAATTCGATCTTAGAATGGCTCCAACGACTTTGGGAGCTGCACATAAGGTCTGGATTGATTTCTGTGGTGAGCATGGCTCATATACGATAGATCAACTTAAGATTATGCATGGCATATCGACTGAGATGACGCACTCTATAGTTGCGTTCAATGGTTGTCTAATCATATATGTGGGCCATCACAATTCTGGTAATACTATGACTGCCAATGCTAATGGAGCTGAGGGCGGTCTAGAATTCCGTTGTTTGTGGTTTATAGTCTTTGTTGAAGCGGGTTTTACCGCTAAGGCTGTACCAGCATTCTACCTTTTCGTCATTCTCATCATGTATGGCGATGACTCTCTCATTTCTGTCAAAGACGCGGTCGTCTATGATCAGAATGGAAAGAGACATTCCGTACGGGAGATTTTCAACTTTCAAACAATCCAAG